CTCCTGGATGCGATTTATATTTAAGATGATATTCATAAAAACGAAGGAAAACTTCGCGACGATATTTTGGCTCACGGAAATCTAAACCAGCTACTAAATTTTTAACTTCTGGTTCTGAATTTAAATCCGACCAACGACCTATTAATTGATTAGAAGAAGTTGTCAAGAGTATTACCTTCCTGTCCGATGAAATAGAAACCGTCTAAATTATCAGCCAAAGGAAACTCTTTCATTTCTGTATTGTGTTTTCCCTGAACGGCTGCAAAATAAACGGCATTTTTTGCTCTAAATGCAGCTCTTTTAATACTATATCCAAACTTACCATATAACCAGTTTGAATAAGCATTCACATAATCATACTTATCACCAATTTTTGCCGAGAGAATTTCACCATATTTTTGTCCATGAATAGACATAGGATATGTAACAGATGTATCTGTCCATACAACTAACTTCGGATTAGACTCAAATAGTTTATTAAACCCATCTTTCCATTTAGTTGTAGTTTGTAATATACTAGAATTTGGAAGGTCTAAAAATTTAAGATCGCTATTATCTTCTTCAAGGAGAGCTTTCTGCGCATCCTGATGAACTGCTATAATAGGATAATCCCAAGTATTTTTAGAAAGATGATCTACACAACCTTGATCTAATTCGCCAGTTATATGTTTTGAAACTTTAAATAATTTCTGAATTAAAAGTGTTTGAACACCAATACCTGCCATATATTCAATTACAGAATATGTCTGACTTGGATCAACTACATTTTCAAGAAGCCATTTAGTTGCCCAACATTTAGTTGCGACTAAATCAGAATGATCTGCAGCATAATGAATATAAGAGCGATTATGTAAACTTACACTATCCTCGCTCTTAATTTCAATATCAAAAGGAAGTTCCCATTCATTACAAATTTTAGCTATTTTCATGAAAAGAAACTATCTAAATTATTAGTACGTTCTGCAGCATAAGGATCAGCAATGTTATGGGCTAACATATAATCAAACCACTCTTGGTCTTGCCACATATTAGGCGATACGCCATTCCATAATGGACGATGAAACTTATGATCTTTATTAGAACGACGTTCTTCGACATATTGTTTACGAAGATTTTCGTAATCCCAAGATTTTAATTCGACCATTTTCTCGCGGAAATATGATACTAATGTAAGGCGGTCATTATCATCCCCAAGAAGTTCATCGTTACCATGAATACCGCCATGATTATTTACAAGCAACATATCTCCTGGCTGTAAATTAATAGCAATACGAAACTCTGGAAGAATAAACTCAGCACCCTTCCAACCTTTACCTTCTGGTCCAGTAATACCGCAAATATTAGAGAACCCTTCATGAAGGTCTCCAGCATCTCGATGACAAGCCGTACGCCAGTTATGATTAACTGTTAAAGTGGTAAATACCGTTCCTTCAACAAGAAAACGTGGATCTAACTTATCGGCTTCTTTACGTTGATTAGCCCAACGCTTCGGAAGTAGTTCACGGAATTGCGCATTAAGTTTTTGTAAGTATGGAAATGCCATAGCAAATTTATCGCGATTCTTTTCAGTGTAAGAAGTTTCACGACCATACGGAATACGTGGATAACGATCAAAATAACCAGCAATACCAGACATAACTGATTGGGCATAATTCGTTTCGGAAATATAATTATTGATGATATGATTAGCTTCTTCAATCTGTTCCTGACGTGACATATTATGAACGCCAGCAACCCACTTATCAAACCAACCATGATACTCCGGATACTTGGCAGTTACAGCTGAACGAAGCCAAACTTGCCCACGAGTTTCTTCCTTAGAACCTTTCTTATGGCTCTCACGAATCGTTTCAAGAGTAGTACCATCATCAATTGTATTTTCTGGACGAGCAAGGAATGAAAGGATTTCGATTTGTTCTGCCGTAACCCAATCGCGATTACCACGACCTTCTTGACCTAATTGATCGCCACGAGGTCCAGCAGCAATACCACGATTTTGAGATTCTGTTGCGGCTTCTCTTAGACCAGCATAAGCTGCATCCATCTCTTCTTTAGTAAAAACATTTTTACGATATTTAAAAATGATGTTCTCTTCAGAAGTAGAACCATCTAGATCTTCGGCATAAAGATCGCAATCTTCGTTAATGATACGATCTGTATATTCTTTACATGTAATAAATGTACCAAGAACTTCTTCTGAATCAATTTTTTTTCTTACTAATACTTCAACCATTGTTTATACTCCAATTTACGACCATATATAAAGTTTACTATTATATAGTATATTTGTCAAGTATTTTTTTAATATCAGGAGGATTCCAACCTTCTGGTTTTTGAATTTTACCATCCTCTCGACGAATTACTTTACCATCAACTAGCTTGGCCATATTAGAACGATGGACTTCGTTGAAAATTTCATCAAGAGGAATACCGTATGATACAGCTGTACCACAAGCAATGTAGATAATATCAGCTAGAGCATCAGCAATCTCTACAATATTATTATCATATTCAGCATTACGATATTCCTCAAATTCTTCCGAAAGCAATCTCATACGCAAAACACGTTCATTTGCGTCAGGTAGTTCTGGCTTTTCGCCAACACGTTGACCGAATGCTGTTTGGAAATCTTTAACATCAGTAAAATAACTCATTTGTTCATCATATCCTTTAAAACGCCGTTTCTACCTTCACGACCATATTGATTATCTAATATTTTAACAACTCTTTGTAACATTGCAATTGCAAGAAGAAGTACTTCGTTCTTATCATCAGTCATCAAAATTTGAGCATCAATTGGTTTAATTAATACAGACATTCTTCGATGAAATTTAGCTTGTTGATTTTTATCCATTAATCCACTCCGGAGGATTACGACCTGTCCATTTATGTAATTTTAATTTACCGACACGGTAGTAATTACGATAGCTTTCAACAGGATCGTTGATAACTTTATATTCATCGGGCATACATGAAGGCATAGTAGTCCAATCATATTCTCCTAAATTTTTAGGAGGTGACTGGAGCATGTATGAAAGTTCGCCGAAACATTTATGTTGTTTACCATATCTATATGTATACTCTTCCATAAGAGCGAAAAAATGTTCGGCAAGCCAATGATAGTTTTCTATAGAAGTACGGCACCAAACAGCTGAAGGATGATTTATATGAGTCGCCTGATATAAAACATTATCACGAGCATCGTGCATAAGCCAAATTTTCTTTTTGCGACCAGTTTTGGTTACACCTTGTTGTTCTTTGCCATCAATAACACGATGAGCAGTAGAAAGAAGTTGTGCCGACTCTAAGATCATTTTAACAACATGTTTATCGACCATTGATTGAGCAGCAATTACTGGATCGGTATGTACATAAAATATATTCATTGTTTCCACTTTTTAAATGCAATGTCTTTATGATATTTGTTCGCTCTATTATAATAACGTACTCCATTCAAATAGTCAAGTGAATGTTGAAATGTTCTGGCAGTCAATCCTGTAAATGTTTCTGTTACTGTTTCACCATTAGGTAATTGAAATCTTACCTTAACGTGTTGAGGTCTTTTTATTTTAACAAGAAGTTTAGGATACATTATACAACTTTCTTCAAGAAGAACAAGTTCTTCGCTTTGTACAACAATCCTTGGATTATAACATACAAAATTTTCAGGCATCCCACGCATACCAAAAATACGATACGGTTCGCCAACTTGGTTCGCTGTTAAAGTAATAGCATTACTATCATACATTGTTTTAATAAGATCTTTTGAAAATTCGATAGGATCAAATGGAGGTTTCATAAAATCAAATTTTTCACATTCTTTGTTTAAAATAGGATCAGTATTATCTACAATTTTCATGATGCAATCCTTGAGAAATTTTTGTGTTTTTCAAATTTAATAACATTGTCAAATTTATCACTAATCTGATCAGTCTTATGACTAATGATAAATGTATTTGTATCAGTTGTGATAGTATTAAGAATTTTCATAAACTCTTCAGTACCATTGCTATCCAAAGAACTATCGAACACTTCATCCATTATTAAAATATTTGTATTAATAGAATTACGAAGTTTAGCAACAGCTCGCCAAGTAAACAATATCGCAAGATTAATACGCATTTTTTCACCTTCGCTAAAAGATGCATAACTAAACTCGTCTCTGTGTCTTGATTTAATCGTTTCATTAAATTCTTCATCAAGTTCGAACTGAACAAAAAAATCCATAGCCGAAAGATACTTATTGATCAGTTTATTAATAATAGGAATATACTGACGAATAATTTTCGATTTAATGCCACCATCTTTAAGAAGGATGGAAGCTGCTCCGTAAATATTTTTTTGATCGTTTAGTTCGTTTGTCCTATCGGCAATTATTACAAGGTTTTCTTCCAACTCATAAAGTTTGCTTGTATCTTGTTGTTCAACTGTTTTATTGATTGAATTTATTTCTTCAATCAATTGATTAGTATAGGTGGTTAATGAATTTATTTTAGTATCAACGACATGAGATTGCATAACTTTTTGACTAATCTCAAAGTTTATATCTAGCATATCACATATTTGTTTATTGGTTTTATCATATTCTTCTGATAGTTTTACAAGACCATCGTTAATTTCATTAATGTTTACGATTCTATTATCGATAGCCTCGCATTTAAAATCATAATCAATTTCTTGTTTACATGTTGGACAATTATCATGATCATTAAAGAAAGAAACTTCTTTATTTACGATAGCAAGATTAGCTTCAATCTTATGTTTTAATGATTGAAGTTTTCCCATTTTATTTTCAACTGATTTTAAATCTACAGTTTGTAATTTTAATTTTTCTATTTCTATATTGATATTTTCTTTTTGTATTTTTAAAGTTTCTATTTGTTCTTTTGTTTCATCAATACGTTCATTTTTATCAGCAATAATTGCATCATTATTATTTTGCATTTCTTGCATGTGTTCTTTGATAAGTTTAATTTTTTCCGAAAGAACTTTATGATCAGATTGATTTTGTACTAGATCTTCTTTATTAGAAGTAATTTTATCTTTCAGCAAGCTATTCATTGTTGTAAAAATTTGAAGGTCAAGAAGGTCTTCAATAATTTCTCTACGCTGACCTCCTGATAATTGCATAAAAGGAAGGAACGTAGCCGAACCAAGAACAATAACTTGCGAAAATGATTTATGATTAATTTTAAGAATTTGCCTTTCAACAATCTCTTGATAATCTTTCATTTCTGCAGATTGATTCATCAGTTTACCATTTTGATAAACTTCAAACACATTCGGCTTAATACCACGAATAATTTTATAATCATTAGAAGATATAGAAAATTCTACTTCAACTACCATCTCTTTACGAGTAATAGAATTTAAAAGTTGTGGTTTATTAATTTTACGAAATGGTTTACCGAATAATGAATATGATAATGCATCGAGCATGGTAGATTTACCAGCACCGTTTTCACCAACCACCAAAGTTGTATTATGAGTATTAAGATTAATTTCTGTAAACAAATTTCCTGTTGATAAGAAATTTTTCCACTTTAAGGATTTAAATGTTATCATGCTAGATTAATAGCCTCATTATATAATTCAACGATTGCATTTTCTAATTTTTTCTTAGATAGATTAGGAGCATTAATTTGTTCGATATATGTTTTAAAAATATCAATAGTAGACTCTGCTTCATTAACAATATCATCATCATTTTCAAGATAAAGATTAAGGTTATCTTCTACAATTTGCATATCTAAGGGATTACACTTCTCTAAATTTTCAATAAACATATCAAAGAAGTAAGGATTTGTTTTATTGGTAACAATAACTTTTACCATCTTACCTTTGTACTGTTCAAAATCATGATCAAGAATTTCAGTAATTATTTTATCTGAATCGTTATACCATACCTTATAAAACATTTTATATGGATTACGTATAAAAGTCAACTCTTTTGTTTTCGTATCCAAGATATGAAAGCCCCGAGGATCATCGAAATCGGACCAAGTAAACTCAGCATGGCTACCCAAATAATGAATATTGTTAGTTGTAGAACGGTGATGGTAGTGACCAGTAAGAACCATTTCAAACCTGTCGAAGACTTTAGGGTCGTCTCCATGCGAATTGATACTTCCCTTGAACATTTCGAAGCCAGCAAGTTCCAAGTGGCTACCAATGATTGCGGCATCGGTTTTCCTTATCATATCAAAAGATTGTTCACGATTTTCATTATTAATCCATGGCAAAAGAAGTATCTTAGTTTTATCAAATACAACTTCAGTTGGATCTTTATAGATAGTGACATTGTCATAACTACTAGAAACTAATTCTTTCAAAGAATTTACTTCATTCGTATTTTTATAAAATACATCATGATTACCTGCTATAATATGTGTATCAATTTTTTTATCACGTAGCGGTTCTAGGAAATCTTCCCTAAGTCTTTTAGCGGTGATAAAATTGATATACTTCCTGCGATCAACCAAGTCGCCCAAATGCAAGACAGTGCTGATCCCATCACGAAGTAAGGTAGGGAAGAATACATCATCGAGGAAACGCTTGGAGTTGTCGTGAAATGCGATGTTGTCATTGCGAATCCCCCAATGTGTATCCGTGATTACCGCTATCTTCATTAAGCAACTCCTCAGTTTCAAATTTTTCAATTCCAGATTTTTTAATCTTAAGAATTTTTGCATCATTTATTTTAGTTTCGAAAGATCTAATAATATCAGCCGAATATTCATTTCTACTCATTTGACCGTCACCGAAAGATTCTTCCATCTGGCCAACTATAAAAGTATTTTCAAAATTTTTATGTTTAATATATGATTGTTTTTTTTCTTTAGAAATTCTTCTAATGAATGCATTCCAAGCAATTTGTGTAAAATAAGCAAAAGGATTATTATATCTATCCGGATCGAAATTATCAACTGCAGCAATACAGTTTTCGATACCATCAGCAATCATTTCATCTTTATACGTATAACTTGCAAAATTTGGTTTAGTAGCAAGTTTAGTACAAATCATTAATAGACATTCGCCAATATATCTAGGAATTTTAGGAGCTGGTCTATTTTCATCTACTGCTAATACACGGGCTGCTTTATATTCCTGCATTTTTTCGAAAAGAGTTTTATTATTTACATAATGTGCTTTTTTCTTACGAGCAGGTTTTGCGATATGATCTTTAATTGCTTGTGAATATTCTTCCGTCATTTATTGTACTTTCAAGTTTACTGGATAAATTTTATAGTCAAATTTTTCCTCATTATAAATTTTCATACGTTCGACAAAATGTAATATAGTAAAATTCTTTCTAGTTTTCCAAGAAAGATCATCGGCTATATCGTAAAGGATAGCAGTTTCTTTAGTGTCTGATTTACGGAGACCACGACCAATAGATTGTAAATTTCTTATTTTAGATTTTGAAGGACTAGCAAATATGATGTTATGCAAATTACGAATGTTAACTCCGGTACTAAAAGTCCCATAACTAGCGACGATAATACTGGATGGCGATTGCTCCACGATTTTACGAATTTCTTCACGCTCTTCTCCATCAACTCCACCATGAACAAAATGAACAGGAACACCCTGATCTTTTAACATGTCATATAATATCTTACCATGTTTTTCTACGTATTGGAATAATAACAACGTATTGCCTTTTAACGATAAAGCAAGGTTCTGTATAAAACGATTACGTTCAGGTAATCCTACTAGAAAATCCATCTCGCTTTTATAATCAAATGCGGTTACATTTTTTCTAACATTATCAGGGTATTTTAATATTATAGCCTTAATAAGGAAATTAGACAAGTGTTTTTGTTCAATTAACTTTGATGTAGTCGTTACCGATTTAACTGCACCAAATAAACCTTCTAGAACCAGTTTATGTGTTTCTGTACCGTCTAGAGTTCCTGTAAACCCAAAACGATACTTGCAATTATTAAGTTTTGACATAATAGAAGTAAGAGATTTAGCTTTAAATAAATGCGCCTCGTCGCCTATGACAACGTCAAATTCCTGGAAATATTTCTGATCCATTTTGTAAATTGATTGCCATGTCGAGATGGTAATTTGTGCATTAGATCGCTTATCTTGTCCGCTAAAAATTCTGTGTATGTTCCCAGGAGAATCAAAACCATAGTCGGAAAAGTCAGTAGCCAGCTGACTAACCAGAGAAGTAGTTGGAACGATAATAAGAGTGCGTGTATCATAATACCTCGTCAGTAAATAAATAATAAATGATTTGCCCGAAGCAGTTGGAGAAAGAAGCAAAGCTCTTCGATTACGAACACTATAAACAAATGCGTCTACTTGATAATCCCTACGTTCAAATTTAGATGGAATATTTAAAGTATCAATAAAATCATTTGCTTCTTTTAATGAAAATTCTTCAGCAGAAAAATCTGTAAGATAGTCGAGTTCATAATTTCTTTTATTACAAAACTCTTCAATATATTTTAAAAGACCGCCATAAAGCATGCCAGTCATAGTATTATAAAGACGAATTTTACCATCCCAAAATTTACTTTTGTAAGCTGGCATAAACTTTGCGCCTGGAACATCGAATGTAAAATATTCATTCAGTTCATATGCTATACCTGGATCAGCAGTGACTCTATTATAAGTTTCATCTACTTTTTCTATTTTTACTATATCCATTAACCACCCTGAGTAAATCTGATAAAGTCGATAGCAGCTTTAATCTGATACCCTCTATTTTGTAATGATTTAAGTATTGATTCTAAAAATTCTATTTTTTCTAATTGATAGCCGATCTTTAAAGACAATTCAATAATATCTTTATCAGCATCAATATATGTAGGGATGTCCCCTTTAAGGATTAATCCACGTGATGGTAATTCCCATCCTTTATCTTTTTGTTCTTTAGTTGGACCCTGAGTATAAAACTCATATTTTTCCAATTTTAATTGTTTCATATCTGCTTCTAGCTTACGGTAAAGCAATCGTTCAGAAACGTAAACTTTGTAATACTTATGATGTAATTTTTGGATCTTTATAGATTCGTCATCTAACTGAGTTTTATCAACATCAGTATCTTTATCCCACTCTTCAAATATAGATTCAATCTTCATGTTAAACTCCTCACTAATATCATTATAGTTTAATATAAGATAGAAGTAAAGTTAAATCTTTTGTACATCATAAAGAATATATCTAAAAGAAGCAGTAGCAGTAATATAATTTACATCAGTATCAGTTGACTGAAAAGTAATATCAGAAAGTGATGTTGGAAATGCATCTCTAAAAGTAACTGCATAATTTGGATTTTTAGCAGAATCAGAAATAAGCAATGTAATATCAGAAAGAACACCATTACCTGATGTAATTGTATTAACTGCGAGAGCAGCATATTCTTGATAGTTATCTGGGAAACCTAATGATCTAATCCAGTTATGAATTTCAAACCAGTTTTGTAACTCTTCATCAACTTTATATGTTATTTGAAGATCGCCATATTGTAAGTGTTCGCCAGCTAATGGAATATTGCTGAATGGGTTAGGTTGTACAGCAAAATCTAATGATAGTGATGGGAGGTTGACTTTTTGAATAAAGAAATTAATATAAGGTGCACGTTTAATCTGGAACTGGAAGTTAAGTGGACTTAAGAAATTCTTATTATACGGGGTATTGTCTATCGCTGTAGTAGTAACCATTATTCATTCTCCAAATTGATCACTACTATTTATCATCGCCTCATATATGATTATACTGTAGTTTCCAATATAAGTCAAGTAAAAAAAGGGAGAGCATTTCTGCCCTCCATTAGTTAGCAAGTTGTTCTTGCTGTTTTAATTTATTTATCTTTAACATATTTTAGTGTTTTTATTACTTTTTCTCTATGTTCAGGAGACAGTTTACGCCCTAATTTAGCAGCTCTAAGTTTGGCTTTATGTTCTTCAGTAAACACACGACTTTTGTTTGCATTACTTATTGCTTTTTTAACATGTTCTGGGCAAGGTTTCCCTAAATTTTTACCAGTTTTTGATGCTGATATTTTTTGACCAATTGTTTTAATAGATTCGTCCCATTTATGCCAAACATTTCCATTTTTAATATTTAAATTATAATATCTATTTTTTATTTCTTCAGATTTAATCATATCCAAATATCGTTGTTCTTCAATATACATATCTGGTCTATGAGATATATTTGTTTTTAATATACGTCTTTTAAAATCATGAGGTCTTATTTTATAAGCCTTCTTCATCCAAGAAGAACTGCATATATATCCATCATCAACTGTTCCCCAATGACAACCTACATAATATCTTTTATGTTTAAGATCAAACCAAAGATATACAAATCCATATTTTTCTTGTTTCATAAAAAATACTCCCAAAGTTTCCTCTGGGAGTATTTAGTATTTTTATTCGAAAAAAGTTCGAATCACATAAGATTGTTTACGATAACACGACGGTAATACTTGTTACCAGTGTTAGCACCACCAAGAATAAGCTCGCCAAGACCTGAGTAAGTACCTTCAGCGAATGGATTTGCAACCATTCCGTAACGAGTCTTGAAGCCAATCTTAGGTTGGAATGACTGTTGGTCAACTGCACGAACCATTTGTAGTGGAACGTATGGGCAATAGAAGATACCAGCGTCGAATGCTGAAGAACCTTTATAGCCAACAGTTAGGTAGTTACCACCGATCGCGTATGGATCGATATAAACCTTTAGACGACCATTTAGAACACCAGCGAAAGTGTTACCAGTATCATCAACCTGTAGGTTGTTTGAGTTAAGAGCAGGAGCGTAGTCAAGAACACCAGCCATCTGTAGAGCGGAAGCAACGTCCGAAGAACAGATAACGATGTTACCCTTACCACGACGAGTCTGCTTGGCAATTTGGTTAGCTTCACGTTCTAACTGGAACATAAGACCCTTGAACTTTTCAACTGACCAACGACCGTTTGAGTCGGTATCAAGATCGAAAACACCAGCAGTAGTTGTATTATCCATAGCACCCTGAGTAGCAGTGATATTGATAGTACGAACAACTTCACGATTGATTTCTGCAAGAATTTCAGCCGAAAGGATGTTAGCAAGTTCAGTCTCAGCATCTAGACCATGGATTGCCTTAAGATCTTGAGCAAGTTCCATAGTATATTCTGCTTTTAGAGCACGTGACTTAGCAGTAACAGTAACTTTTTCAATCGAGAAAGCCATCTGTGGAATATCGCCAGGACCAGCAGCACCGTTAGCATAATAAGATGCGCCGAGAGCTTCAGCAGTAGCAACGGACATACCGCCACCAGTGTTGTAAGTGTTAAGCGAAGTCAATGGTGAAGTATTAGTTGCACCTGGAATAGTACCAACAGCATTCTGACCGAGAGTGTTATTGCCGCTTACTACTGAAGAGAAAGCAGTATTAACTTCGTTATAGAATGTTTCGTTAGTGTTATTGCCACCGTACGAAGTATTTGAAGTACCATTGCCTTGATTGTTGTACTTTGAACGCATTGCGAAGATAAGACCAGTTGGTCCAGTCATTGGCTGAACGCCGCAGATATCATAAGCAATAAGGTTAGGCATTGAACGACGAACAAGCGAGATAAGAACAGGATCGAATGTATCGATGCCACCTGAACCTGCTGTTGAAGATGAAGTGCCCATTTGGTTCATTGCAGAAGGTTCTAGACCAGTTTCCATAAGAGTCTGGTATTGACCATGCGATGCAGATTCCATAAGAGCACGTTGAGTGTTCTCAAGAACTACTGCAGTTACAGAACGGCGATGGCTGTCCTGGATTGGTGATAGATCAGCGTGCTCAAGAATAGGAGCCCACTTTCTTTGAATTTCCTCAGCTAGATACATTTGTTATCTCCTTTATTGTATCGGTATAATTTTATTTATAAAAAATTATCTTTTAATTGATTTTGAAATCGCTTGGACATACTTGTTAACAGATGGGTCGATGCCAATTGTACCAGTTGTCACGTCGCCTTCAAAAGTTTCTTCTTCAATATTAGTTGAAGTAGGTGCTCTTCTTGAATTTGTAAAATATGTTTCTTTGATAATTGATAGTTTTCTGCTATACGTATCGATGTCACCATCAAAATCAACACCCTCAGCTAGAGCAGCGAACTTTTCTTGCTGTGAAAGAGCTAGACCATCGAAATATGATTCAAGAACTGTTTCTTTTTCAACTTCAACCATTGCTCTTTTGATTTCAACATTCTCGTTGATCTGCTCATCGAGCTTTGCTTCAAGAACTTCTACCTTATCGGCAAGAGCTTCAATTACATCAATTTTTTCTTCTGGAATTTCGATGTAATGCTCTGCGAAAAGATTCTTAAGACCAGTGATGAAGTCACCAGTAATTTCATTGCGAAGAGTTGTTTCGACAGCAACTTGATTTTCAGTCATCCATTGTTCAACAACATAATCGAGATAAGAATCAACACGTGATGTAATTTCTTCGTTGATTTCTTCGACAGCTTCAGTTAATTTTACTTCATAATCTTCTTCAAGACGAGCAACTTCAACCATTGCGCGAGCAGTAACTGCTGCTTCAAATAGTGTCGATGCCTTTTCTTTAAATTCTTCAGAAAGATCCTGACCAGCAAACATTTCTTCAACGTCTTCTTTTACAGAAATTTTTACCATTGGCATATTAGCCTTTGGACCTTCTTTACCAACAGCATGTGAACCCTTCATGCGAATTGAAGCCTCATTGCTCTTTTCATTAGCATTTCCTGGAAGATGGGAAGCTTCCTTGCCAATAAGAGCCATAGCATCATCGAACCACTTTGTAAGATCGTCCTTACGCATTGCATGCATAGCACCGATAGTATGAGTGATGTAATCGATTTTTGATTTTGGGTCAGCGCCAGCTGGACGTGAATTTGGCTTCAATGAATCCATAGCAGTTGATGCCTCGTCTAGAGTATCAACATCCATTTCATCAATATATTCGTTTTGGTCGGTCATCTAAGCTCTCCTTGATGGAATTTAAATTTATTTATATTAATTACTGTTTAAGTGTTAGAGAAGAAAGATAATTTTCAAAAATAGTAAATTTGTTTTCTTCAATTTGATCCATTGTCATTTTATGCATTTTCTTTTTCATTTCATGTAGTTTTTCTTGATGCCATGTTTCTTTTGCAGAATCATAAACCCACTCTACATTTTCCATTATACCCTTTACGAATGCATCAGGAGCTGATGGATCAGCCACGATGTCGCCAGCAGTTGCAAGATGAAAATCTTCTTGTACTTGCATAGTTCCGTCTCTCATCGGTTTAAGACTACCTAAACCACGAGATGAAACACCTAAATTCGCACCAGATTTCATAAGACCTTTTGCAATATTACCCATTGGAGTATCGGTAATTTTAGCTTTACCAATAAAATTATTACCATCTCTTTTAAGATCGACAATGATGTGTGATACACGATCAAGATTAATTTGTGGTCCAGCTGGATGACCAAGTTCACCATAAGCACGATTTTTCTTAACGATATCGTTCATATAGCGTGTTACTTCTTTATCCATAATGTGTAATGGATAGATACGCCCGTTACGGTTTTTCTTTTCAGCCTGAAGAAAGATGCCGTGGATGTAATGTTCTTTTTCACCGTTTTCTTTTGCTTCGGTAATATACTCCATATCCTCAAAGAGTTCGGTAATAAGTTTCATTGTAGTATTCCTTATGACATCGCTTCTTGAGCGATAAGATGGGCGCTGACGTTAGCTTGCGAACTGCTGTTTGTAGATACAGCAACTGTAAGAATGTCAGGTGTATTTCCTTTGATATTATTATATAGAGCAAACAAATTAGATAGATCGAAAGTTTGAAGACCTGAGCCACCTGCAGGAGCAGCGAATGCGTAAACAACTTCACCAGTATTTGCAGTGATAGCGTTTGCTGAATAATCTTTCGAAGCAAGGGAGTTAAACGAACCAACAGTATTCATTGGTACGAATGCAGCATTAGTTAATGTAACAGGATTCGAAGCAGAGCTAACAATAAGCTCAACAAGCGCAGCGCCATCAGAAGCAATAACTAATGACTGAGGAAGAATTTGGCCACGATTTACAAGACCAACCTGATATGTAAATGAACTATTTGGAGTGCCAGCTACAGGTGAAGTATTTGAAATAATATCAGTAAAGTAAATACCATTTGATGTATTGTTAGCAATACGTCCAATAAACACGTTAGCAGTATTAGCGCCAGTTCCTTGGAAAGAAATTGCACGACCAACATAAGCATTAGGCGTAAATGGTGTGCCAGCAACCTGAATATAAGTTGAGTTAGAAGAAGCTGTAATAATAGTATTTGAGCTACTATTACCAGTAAAATCTACTTTACCCATTTGGTTCATTTGAACTGAAACTACTGGATAACGTGTTGAAGCAGCAGGAACGTTTCTACGGTTTGTTCCTGGAGGAAGGCCATAAGAATAAGTGAAACCACGCTGTTCATCACGACGACCTTCGACAACAACCGAAACACCAAAGTGCATTAATACACTATTTGCTGCTGTAGCTGTAATATTTCTTTGTTCATAGCGAACAGGAAGGTTACCAGTACGTGACCATGGGAATTGTTGTGCAGAACCTCTATAAGAGCTATTACCACTACCTATTTCATGAAGTACATATGGCTCGCCATTAATTTGGCAACCCCAACGAATAGCACCAGCTCCATACCATGCGTATTCGATCCAAAGCATTTGAATCTTTGTCCAATCGATCAGGCTTGTTACTGGGTCACCATACCAATTTTCCATAGAAAATTTAGTATCAACTGGAAGCGATGAAGTTGATGTGCCATCGTTAAAATTAACAGAACCAGAATCTGAACGAATAACGCAATAGATACCTGATAGATTATTTGCAGTAGCAGCACCTTGTTCAAAGAAAACACCATTGCCATCATCAAAGAAACCAACACGCTGGAAGTTACCAGTTGTAGGTGCGCCGAAATTCATAGCAGTAGCCATGTACATAGTTTTTCCAGGCTGATAACGATGATATGGACGAGATTGACGAACAGTCAAATCGCCAGCATTATTACCAACAAGCATACGTACACCACCCATACCAGCAACATGTGCGATATTAGCAGCACTACCAGCCGAAGCAGTATTGGCTGTAAAATTTTCCCAACGCATTGGCTGAGTGCCATACTCGAAGTCAGCTTCGTAAATATTTTGGTGAAGAGAAACTTTCATTCTACCAACAACATCACGAACACGTGATGGAAGAAGAAACGACTCAGGACGACTCGTTTTCATAGTATAGTTGTTTGTGCTTACTGCGTATGTATTAGACATTATACGTTAATCCCTGCTGCACTATCGTTTGCCATATTTGGATACATGTTTGGTGTTACTGATGGTGTATCCGCTTGTTCATTTTCTTCTTCGCTGTAAACCATATAATCATGAACAGATCCAATCATTTCTTTTGCAGCTGCAATTTTTGACTGAACCCATGGCTCAATATGATGATCAGCTGGCATATTAGCAAGCATATGCATTACTTTACTTGCGATTGCTTTTAGCTCGGTGCGGACCATATCAATTTCAGATTGAGTATCATCAGTTTTATATTTTGCAATATCAGCACTTTGAAGTAATGGTTCTACTGCTTCTTTAATTTTATGCACTGCTGGTTTTTTAGAAAAAGTGTCAGAATATTTTGGTTCAGTAAGTTTTGGAGTTTTCTTAGTAATATGAGCTTTTGCTTTTTCAATCGCATGCATTGGATTCATTGCAATTACAGAATGCTCAACGCCTGGACCCCAAGAAACGTGATAATGACCTTCGCCAAGCTGTGTTTCTTCTTTTACGCTTTTCTTAGCCTGTGCTGTAGCAATTGCCATTTTTTTAGCCATTGGCATATCAGGATTATTTTTAGCAATAGCTTTTGCAATTTCTTCACGCTTGCTTAATTCAGCTGGAGAAAGATGTCTTTCGCCAAGAGTTTCTTCACCAAGAATGCCTTTATGAACTGCATCATGGACTTTATAGCCCTTTTTATGAAATTCTCTTTGAGCAGCAGCAACAGCAGCATGTTTATCTTTTGCTTTTAATGTATGCTTAATTTTTTCTGAGTTGCCATCTTTTGATACAGTAAGAGTAACTTTATGTGTATCCATATCAAAATTAGAATGAGGCTCATTTACACGAATATCTTTTTTCTTCATTCTTTTAATATGAGCAGCATTAGTTTTTGCTGCTTCTTTAATTTGTTTTGCTTCCATGCATTCATTCATTCCATGAACTGGACATGGTTTACCTTTTGGTGAATGATTACATACAGCTTCTTCAGCTTCTTTAGCTTCGTAAACTTTTGCAGCATCTTCTCTCTTGCGACCGAAATTTTTCATAACTGCATCATTCATTGAATACTTGACGTTAGTACCATTATAGATATCTTCGCCATTGCCTACACGATCAGAATGTTTTTGAACTGTATGTTTCTTTACTAACCCTACAGTTGCTGGATCATTTTCGTTTGTGGTAGCATCTTTGCCGCCATAAACTTCTCCAGGCTCAACAGAAGATTTGTTGACACCATCTAATCTTTTATCTTTGCCGATGATAGCTTTAAGTGGCTTCGCCATTTTTATTCTTCCTCTGATTCGGTTTCTTCATCATCCCATTCATCGTCTTCAAATTCTGGATCTTCTCCAGTAAACATTGTTTGGGACAATTCAAATTTTTTGTTATCCACAGCAGCTGCAATTTTATCAGTTAAAATATCTTGAAATGCATTATCAAATTCGATAGGCTGTTGCGCATAAGAATAATTAATTAAATCTTGTACTGTATATTTATCCATTTTCCACCTCTAATTATTTATTTTTAGCCAATATCTGCACTGCAGACTTATACTTAGTTTCATCCTGCATAGTTCTATTTTTCTGTTTACCTAATAGAGCTACGGTTGCTTCAGCATCTCTAACTTTTTTATTTGTTTCATCAGTTTCTGGAGTAGCATCAGTATCACTATCATTGGCTAATGGTTTTACATTAGTTTGCTGCATTTGTTGCTGTTGTTGTTGCTCTTGTTGTTCCATTTGCTGGTTCTGCATAATTGCAGGATTAATCCAACGTGGATCACCAGAATTAACTTCTTCTTCGATTTGTTCATCAGCTTCTTCAATATCTGGATCAGTTTGCTGAAGAATATTTTTACGAACC